AATTATATCACATTTGCGAAGCAAATATATCACATCCGTCGAAGACGGATATATCACATTTTCCGCAGGAAAATATATCACTCAGTAATTTATCGCTCAGCGATAAATTACTGTTTACAGCGTCAGCGGTTCGGGATAATTTGATCCTCTTTCAAGTGTTTCGTCCGTTGTGAATACGGCTCTGAGATAAAGTGAATCGGTATTTCTGATGTATTCAATATTTTCGGTCTTAACAGCACTTACGGAAAGGGGCGTATTGAAAAGAATCATTTCGCAGATTCTGTCAAACAGTGCATTACAGCCCACACCGCCGTTGATTCTCGGCATATGGATACCTATTGAAAAATCAATCTGTGCAATTCTGCTGTCGGTTATGATTGTGCCCGTTTCGTCTGTTGTGTTGTCGAGCACCTTCATCGAATCCGTACCGAAAACAACAACAGGCTTTTCAAGGGGCGTAGCCTTTGAATTGACGGGAAACTGTGTGCAGAATGAACAGTCCGAAAATGAATTCATATCGGAAAACCATTCACACATTCTGTCGGGAAGTGTTGTAATCAATGACACGTTATCACCTCTTTAAGTAAAATGATTGTACGCAGGGTATGAATCGGGGAAACGGAGACGGATAATAGTCCATCGGAAATAAATTTTTTCGCCGACATATATATCCTCATAACGGTCAATATGGTATTCGTTGTTTCCGTCGGTGAGATAACCGTTATCTGCCGCATTTTCTATAGAATACTCTGCAGGAGCAAGAAACAGGTAATAGCCTGATTCATTCAGACCTATTTCCGTGGGAGTCCCCTCGAGATACATTTTGTTTTTGTATCTCAGGGGCTGAACAAAGCACTCAGCACTGCAGACGACATTTCCGTTATCATCAACTGCACTGATTTTTCTTCCGTAGCGTCTGAAAATCCTTTCAATATTCATTCAGACCACCCCGAAAGCAAACTGAGTATCAAGGAGAAGAGGCAGAGCATCCTCTATTGCGGCATTCATCATTCTTTCTGCCGTGTCAACAGCATTCACACCGCTGCCCGATATGGTGATATCACCTGCTCTGATTGAGCCGATATCACCGTCTGCGGCACTTTTTGCAGTAAGATATCTGCAGTATGCAATTGCAGCCGCCGCTGTGACAAGGCGGATGTCCGATGCATCAGCATCCGCCTTTTTTCTGCCGTTGATAACAGCTGCCGCCCCTTCACAGTAAGGTCTCATTACGGTTTCGTCATCCTCAAAGCTTTCAATCATGCTTAAAAGACGACAAAAGACAGCCTGAGAATCAAGCATCAGACAGAGAGCACCTTTGATGCATCGGGGAAGATTTTTGAGAAGCCTGCAGTACATGTGATTGCTGCACGCTCAAGCTGTCTGTCGATAAGCTTGTCATACTCTGTCACGATACCGCCTGCTTCAACAAGCTCAAGTGCACATGACTTGTCAAGACCGATAATCATGTCTGAGGGTACATCGGCTGACTTGATGAGCGAAGCACCGAGAGGTGTAATCATGCTGCCCTTACCGTGGAAGTTGAGTCCTGCAGCAGCATCCCTGAATTCAGGAAGTCCGAGAAGCTTCTCTGTCATGTCCTTTGAGGCAATGATTGTTGAAAGCTCATAGGGTGAGAAAGTGTTCCAGAACTTAATAAGGTCTGCATATGTAAGCGTACCCTCATTTGCAGCGCTGATGATTTCAGCGGCATTGTTATTGCCGTCGCCGTTGATAAGCACATTTACGGCATCCCTGAGCTGACTTCTTGCAATGTAAAGACCGATCTGACGGAGAGTGACAGTGAAGAGGTCAAGTCTCTGGAATCTGATTGCCTCATAAGAAGAAACAAGCATTCTGCCTCTCTTGTGAAGTGAAACAAGATTTTCCTGAGTTCTGATTGTTGTCTGAGGAATCACTGCACCCTCGGCAACTGTCCTGAGCTCCTTGTCATCCTCAGAGGGGATTGAAGTGATTGAACGGTAGTCAAGACCGTTGATCTGAGTTCTTGAAGCAACGATTGAAGAGAGAACATCAGCCTCCTCCATACCCTGTCTGACAGCTCTTGAAATATATTCGGGGAAGAGTGCAGCAGAGTCGCTTGTCTGAAAGAACTTATCAACGAAGTCTGAGCCCTTACCGCTTACCCTGATGTCAAATCTCTTGAGCTGACGCTGAAATGCGTCAAGGTTTTCAAGGGCTGTACCCTTGTAGTTTTCACTGGGGTCAAGCTCCTCAAGACAGGCTGAAAAGCCCTTTGAAGAAGCATACATACCCTTTTCAAGCTTAATGTTATTGAAATCTGCCATTTTCATTCATCCTTTCATTTATCAGAGAATAATTCCTGCAACTGATTTTGCAGTGTCAACACTGACAACAAGATACTTTCTGCCGTTTTCACCGACAGCTACACCGCCCTTGCCGTCTGCTGTAAGTGAGCAGTAACCGACAACGGGAGCAGTACCCGTATAACAAACTTCTGCAAAGCCTGCAAGCTGAACACCTGCATATTCATTTTTTACATTTACTGCAACACCTGTAAAGTCATCACCTGCTTCACAGGGACCGACAGTAAGATTGCCTGTCATTTTAACGGGCTGTGAAGCACAGACGATACCCTGTGTGCCGAATGTGGCTGTATTTTCGCCGTAACCGTTGATTGAAATGTTCATTTTTTACATCCTTTCATTTTTCAGATTCTGAAATGTGAATTATCATTAAAGCTTTTCTGTTTATCCTGAGAGAAATTACCGGTAAACACAGCCAGCTTTTCTGCTCTGTCACCGAGAGCCTTACGGAGCATAAGCACCTCATCACCCGTAAGCTTTGTAAGAATTGATTTAAGCATGGGTGTATCAGCATCGGGAAGTGTGAATGCGGAAAGAGAAATGATTTCGTTTTCCGCCTTTTCCCTTGTGCTTCTGCCCGTTACGGCATCTGCCTTCAGTGTGTCAAGATATTTTCCGAATGCCTTTATCTGCTCAGGTGTGAATGTGACATCACCCTTTGTATCCATTGCCGATTTGATGACCTCATCGGGATCTGACGATGTGCATGTAAACACCTGTGCACCTCTTTTTTTCATCGACTTTGATACGCCTGCATTTCTCTGGGCAGGAACAGCAACAAATGACCATTCATAGGCATCTGTGGGATTCGTAAGCACAGCATGGCATGTCTTGCCTGCATAGACTGCACCGACCCTGTGATTACATTCACGGCTGCGCATGTCCTTTCCGCAGACAGAGCATATTTTTGCTTCGCAGCTGCAGCTTACACTGACCTCTTTCTTGATTCCTCCGTCAATCTCCTCGATAAGATCCTTGTTTTTCTCTGTCCTGAGCATATAGCACCACGCTTTAAGATAAATATACTTCTCTCCTGCGGCTGTGATTTTTGACTCATCGGTACAGACCTGAGTCTTATAAATCCTTGCCGTCTGGTCAGAGCTTTTCATGCTGTGGTCGGATATGCCCGTCACACCACGGAACATAGAACAGAGTGTATCGAGTGATTCTGCAGAGAATCTTTCTCCGTCACGGTCAATCTCGTTATCGCAGAGAATGACGGAGAAGGTATATATATTTTCCTTTGAGGGAGCCTTCCGTGTGAACTGTGAAATGAGTTCAATATCCTCATCAGTGGGAACACCTGCTTCGGGACATCCCGTGAAAGCACTTTTTGTTATTCTGTTTTCATTCATTTATTTCTCCTTCCCCAAAGCATCTGCTTCGGCGTGATATTTCTCAGCCTGTGCGAGATAGTACTGTGTTCTTGCCTGCTCCGTTGAATCAAGCAATGAGATGTCATCCCAGAGAACATTGCATCTGTCGTCAAGACCGTTCATTCTCAGGTACATTCTGCAGATTCTGAGTATAACGGGCGTCAGAATCCGTCTGTAATGCCACAGCTCACTTGTCAGCAGATCCGTCTGCTGTTTAGCCATACGCTCTGAGGTTGACCAGTTGAGGCCGAGAAGAAAGGGAGGAAGTCCCGTTTTTGCAACAATCTGTTCCATCAGCTGTCTGACGGGAATGTCACTGTCAAGAACCTGATTGTCGGCACCGATGACCTTTATATCAACATCACCGACGGCAACAAAATCCTTGACTTCT